ACTCCAGAAGGATACGTTAAGGTGCCCGGCTCTGAAGGAGCTTTTTATAGATTTGGAAAAAAAAATAAAGAATTTATTGATAGGTCTGCAGCTAATATAATAGCAGATGATTTACCACCTCCAGGTTCACGTGGCGGACCAGATGATATTGCAGCACCAATTCAATCAGCTGAAGAAACAATTAGACAACTTAGAATACAAGATCCTGATCTAGCTAACCAAGTTAGAAAAATGATGGATGAAGGTATTATGTCTACTGTTACTAACAGAGGTGACATGCCGGGTAAACGTGCATCGGCTAGAGAATTTTTAGTAGAAGCATTAAAAAAAGATGTAACAGATAAAGGTGTTAATTTTGGTAAAACACAATTAAACGATGTCATATCAGCAGAAGATGTTAAATATATTCTTGAAGGTGGTGGTGGAATTGGTGGGGATCCAATTATGCTTGTTGAAAAATACTTTGGCCCAAAAATTGTAGAAGCATTACCAGTGGGTGCAACAGGTGATGATATTATAAGATTTACAAAAAGAGTTTTAGAAGAAGTAGTCGATGCTGCAGGGAATAGACCTGGTGATCCAAAGTTTGACAGATTTACTGCAAAATTTATTGATGAGATGGCAGAAGGTGGACGTGCAGGTTTTAGATTTGGCAAATCAGCAGGTAAAGCTTTTGGTCTTGCTAAAAAAATTGCAAACATAAATAAGTCTGTCGATGAAGGAACCGAAATGGGATACCAAGCACTACGTGAGTATGGTTTAGAGGCAGAAGATATTACAAGATTATTTAAAGAACTTGCAATGGATAAAACTATGGTGGGTCCTGAAAAAACTGCATACTTTAAAATGTTAAATCAAGTTTTAAAAAATCCAGATAAGTTTCCTGAAGGAATAATAGAAATTAAAAAAAGATTAGGTTTAAATTATGCAGACGGTGGTCGAGCTGGTTTTAGATATGGTGGAGATACTATGGGGGGACCTAACGATCGATCTATTGGAGGAGAAGGACCAAAAGATTATAGTTCTGATTTACAAACTGCAATAAATAATGCGTCTATTGAGATAGCTCAAGATTACAATCGAAATAATAATCAAGGTGGCGGAGATGGTCCAAAAGTTGGCATAACAACAATAGAAACCCCACAATCAAAGAATATAAATACACTTACAAAAACAGGATTATTGAATGAAGATGAAGAAGACCAAACTAAAAATATAATTGATACTATATTTAATCCAGACATTGCTAAAAATATTAATAAAGTAACAACTCAAACAAAAAATTTATTAAATGCTGATCCTGATTTATTGGCAACTTTAGGTTTAAACAAAGCGGACGGTGGTCGAGTTGGTTTTAGATTAGGTAAAAGTGTATTTTCAGGTATTGCAAATATGTTTAAAAAAGGTGCTGATGATATAGATCTTGTTAAGCAAGAGGAGACATTTAGAACAGGACCAATTACTGAAAAGTTTTTAGGAGACGTTGATAAAAGAGTTATTGATAAATTTATTCGAACAAGAGACATGGGAGGTCCAGGTGGTTCTGGTCTATACGATAATATAGCTGATATGCCACAAGGTTTACAGGCTGCAGAATTTATTAAAAGAGTTAGAGTTCCTGGTGAAAACAGAATTGATTATGAAAAAGCAGAAATGTTTATTGGTGGTGGCATAAAATTAACTGGAAAAGAAACTATAGACGAGTTAATTGAAATGTATATAAACGCCATGAAATCATACAAATCACCTTTCAAAGCAGCAAAAGGCGGACTAGCTAAGATCCTGGAGGTCTAATGGCTGCTTTTTTAACTACTGCTCAACAAAACAAATTAAAATCATTTTATCCTGAAATAACAAATTGGAATTTTGAAAAATATACCTATGGGGTTTCAGCAGGAGATATTGGAGAAAACGCTTATAAAAAAATATCTACAAGAGGTAGAAAACTTTTAAATTCTTCTCAAAGATTACAACTAAAAACAGGTAGAAAACAATCTAGAGTAAATTTAACTAAAGATGTTCAAAATAAAATTGCTAATTTTAAATCAAAGCCTGGACTAAGTTTTAATTTAGAAAAAGATCGAAGGGGAGATGCAGACAGAACTCCTAGAATAAGAGTTAGAATTGGTAAACCTAAACCAGGATATACTGGAGGAAAAAGTTTTACATTTGATGCAAGTCCAGAGGGTTATGAACAAGCTGTAAAAAAACATAATGAATTAAAAAAATCAGTTGGAAAAGTTCAAACACTTGAAGAAATAGGTGTGGGTGCTAATAAAATAAAAACAGATTATAATAATCTTAAAAGAACATATACAGATGATTTAGTTAAATGGATTAATGCCAATGCAGCAAATGAAAAATATCAACTTAAAAATGGTAAAGATAAATTATTTAAAGATGCTTTAAAAGAATTTAATAAAGGTAAATACATAGAAATACCAAAAACTAAAAGAGGAGTTGATGCATGGTTTAAAAATAATGTCTTTGTAAAAGACGGCAGATTTCAGTTTCCTAGAGACTATAATTTTTTAGAAGGTTTTGGCACCGGGAAAATGGGTTACAAAGATACTGACAGAATTTTTAAACAATTTTTGTCTTATCAGCTTCTTGATAAAAATCCTAACTTTACAACTACAATGCAAGACCTGACTGATTTTTATACAGGTGAAAAAACAAAAACAGATTTTACTCAAAAAGAACTTTCTAGACTTCAAAAATTTGCAAGCGATAATAACATTGGTGGCTCTAGTACACTTGGAAAACTTTTAACTGCAAGAGGTTTTGATTTTAAAAATAAAATATTTGAGTTTAGTAAGTTTAAAACTGTATATCAAGATTTAGCAAATGAGTTAAAACAACCAGGTTTAGCAGATTATAGAAAAGCACAAATAAAAACAGCTATGTCTAGAATAACTAGAAATACTGGTACTGTTTTAAAAGAACTAAAAGCAGAGTATCCAAATTTATTTAAATCTCAAAGCATGGTATTAGAACATGCAAACCCACAAGCGTTTGCAAAAACAGAAAGTTTCTTTCCAAAAAATTTTAGATTAAAGGCACAGTATGCTCCTTCTGCATTTAACCAATTAAAAAATATAAACTTTGACCAAGAGTTTGTAAAACTGTCTAGTAGATTTAATAATGAAACAGATGCTGTATTTAAAAATGATATAAAAGATAAGATAAAAAACTTAGTAAAAAACTTTAATGATCAAACTAAAGTTAAGGGTGTGGGTTACTTAGATGACTTAGATATTCAATTTGGAAAAGATAAAATAAGAGTAACAGATAAAGCAAAATTAATTTCTGATCTTACAGATCGAGACACAATTCAACAAGTATTAAAAAATACTCAACACTCTAACCAGTATTTAAAAAATTACCCTGATGCAAAAGTAAGATTAAACCCTACTGCAAAAGGGTCTTATCCAGTAAGAGATTTACAATTAGAAGTTCCTACTTTAAAAGAAGTTTCTCAAAATCCTAATCTTACAAAATTTTTTATTAATGCAAAAGCTAACGCTAGAGTAGGTGGTAACATTTGTGAACTGCCAATGATTAAAGGAAAATCTAATGGTGGAGTAGCATTAAAATGTGTAGACGCGGTTGATGATGCACTTGAAAAAAATCCAAAAAAATTAGCGCAAGAAATTAATAAATCTAATGCAGGCGGTGCATTTAATAAAATTAAAAACTCAAGCACAAAATTTTTAACAGCACTAAAAGAAAATCCAAATTTACTTAGAGGTGGACTACCTGGTAAGATTGCCCTGGGCCTTGGTACCGTAGCCGCGGGCGCTGGAGCTGGTGCATTAGTTAAACAATTTAGAAACGATGACCCGAGTACATATTTAACTAATGAGGGTCAGATGGAAGGAATGATTATTTCTGACGTAGAAGACAGAGGTGAATATGTTGAAAACAATCTTTTATTAGACAATCAATTTAAAGTAGAACTTGCTGGAGCAGCAGCGTTAACTGCACCAATTGCTGGAAAAGTTTATAGAACAGCTAGAGGTGTTGGTGAAGCTGGACCATTACCAGAAGGAGTTGGTAGAACACGAGCAGCTTTAGGATTAAGTAAAGGTGTTCTTGGAAAAGGTTTATGGGCATTGGGTGCACCGATCGTAGCACTACCATCAACAGTTGGTTATGTAGCACAAGATATTAGAGCAGGTAAAGATGCAGAAGAGATTGCAACTAACCCATTAAATTATTTAGGTGCAGCATTTATGAACCCTGCAGTAAAAGCTTTAGGTAAAGCCGGAGCGTCAAGAGGACTATTAGGAATAGCATCATTAGGTTTAGCAGGAACAGCAGCAGGCGCTGTTGCACTACCTGCAATATCAATAGGTGCTGGATTAGCGACACTCGGAACATTGGGTTATCAAGGTTACAAATTATTTACTGGTAAAGATAGAGCAGATGAGGATTTTTTTAGGTAATGAGTATAGTAAACGCAGCTAGATTTTTAATGAAAAAAAGTCCCGATACAAGAAGATTGTTTCGAGGAGAAGAGCCAAATAAAACAACGGAAAGTTTAATGAGTGTATTATATAGTCCAAAATTAAAAGGTAGATTCTTTTTTGATAATCCTGTGGATGCTAACTATTATGCACGACGTGAAGGCACTTTAACTGGTAATGTTTATTCGGTAGACGTTCCACAAAAAATCGTAAACATAGGTAGAAAAGTAGCAAGGAGAAGAGAAGGACCTAATTATGGTAGTGAAGTTATTTTACCTAAAAGATTTTTACCTAAAGTAGAATTAGACTATATTCAAACTATTGCAGCTAGATTAAGGGCTACATTAGATTTTTTAAAAAACAGGGTAGTATGAAAAACAAAACACTTGTGATAAATATGCAACACGTCAAATGGAAGGAAATACCACCACTTAAAGGACCTGACTCACAAGGGTTGAATGTTCCTACAAAACAAGCTACAACAATCAAGAACTCGGAGAATATAAATGGCAGATATAGACAAAGCTCTACCAAACGTAGAGACTGAAATTAAAGTACCAGGTGATGACGAAGTTTTGGAGATGGAAAAAGAAACCATCGAAGAACAAGTTGGTCCCGATGATGTACAAGTAACTCAAGAAGAAGATGGTGGAGCAACAATTAATTTTGATCCTGAAGCAGTTAATCAACCAGGAACTAATGGACACTTTGACAATTTAGCAGAATTATTACCAGAAGAAGTTTTGGGTAAATTAGGTTCTGAACTTGCAGCTAACTACATGCAATATAAATCTTCTAGAAAAGCATGGGAAGATAGTTATACAAAAGGTTTAGATCTTTTAGGATTTAAATACGAAAATCCAACACAACCGTTTCAAGGAGCAAGTGGTGCAACGCATCCAGTTCTTGCAGAAGCAGTTACACAATTTCAAGCACAAGCTTACAAAGAATTACTACCGGCTACAGGTCCTGTGCACACACAAATAATTGGACTTACAAATAGAGCTAAAGAAGAGCAATCAAACCGAGTTAAAGAATTCATGAACTATCAGCTCATGGATGTGATGAAAGAGTACGAACCCGAGTTCGACCAAATGCTTTTTTATCTCCCTCTTGCCGGCTCTGCGTTCAAGAAGGTTTATTATGATGAACTGCTTGGCAGAGCCGTCTCAAAATTTGTACCGGCTGATGATTTAGTTGTACCCTACACTGCAACATCTTTAGAAGATGCTGAAGCTGTAGTTCACATGATTAAAATGTCAGAAAACGAATTAAGAAAAAAACAAGTTTCAGGTTTTTATCAAGACATAGAATTAACACCTGGTTACAATGAAGAAACAGAAGTAGAAAAAAAAGAAAGAGAATTAGAAGGGATTAAAAAAACTAGAGACGAAGATATTTTTACACTTTTAGAAATTCATACCGACTTAGATTTAGAAGGTTTTGAAGATAAAGACTCAACAGGAGAACCAACAGGAATTAAACTTCCATATATTGTAACTCTTGAAATGGGTAGCAGACAAATATTATCAATTAGAAGAAACTATCAAGCTAACGATCCACAAAAACTTAAAATAGAATACTTTGTACATTTTAAATTTTTACCTGGATTAGGTTTTTATGGTTTTGGATTAATTCATATGATCGGTGGTTTGTCTAGAACGGCAACTACTGCGTTAAGACAACTACTAGATGCGGGTACATTAAGTAATTTACCTGCAGGATTTAAACAACGAGGAATACGAGTAAGAGACGAAGCACAGGCTATACAACCCGGCGAATTCAGAGATGTAGATGCACCTGGAGGAAGTATCAAAGATGCATTTATGCCTTTACCTTTTAAAGAACCCTCACCAACATTATTACAGTTGATGGGTATTGTGGTACAGGCAGGGCAACGATTTGCCGCCATAGCTGACATGCAGGTCGGTGACGGCAACCAACAAGCAGCTGTTGGTACGACCATAGCTCTCTTAGAACGTGGTTCCAGAGTCATGTCAGCCATACATAAAAGATTGTATGTGGCGATGAAGTGTGAATTTCAATTATTAGCAGGAGTTTTTAAAACTTACATGCCTGCAGAGTACCCTTACGACGTAGTTGGAGGACAAAGAAATATAAAACAAACAGATTTTGATGATAAAATAGATATTATTCCTGTTGCAGACCCAAATATTTTTTCTCAATCACAAAGAATTAGTTTAGCACAAACAGAATTGCAACTTGCAATGTCAAATCCACAAATGCACAACTTATATGAAGCTTTTCATGCAATGTATTCGGCAATTGGAGTAAAAAATATTGATAAAATACTTCCGCCACCACAACAACCACAACCAATAGACCCTGCAGCAGAAAATATTCTTGCAATGAGCGGAAAACCGTTCCAAGCTTTCAAAGGACAAGACCATCAAGCGCACATTACTACCCATTTAAACTTTATGGCGACTAATATTGCTCGAAATAACCCGGTTGTAATGGCTGCATTAGAAAAAAACATTTTTGAACACATTTCTTTGATGGCACAAGAGCAATTAGAGGTAGAATTTAGAG